AAAACTTGAATCAGATGTTCTAGTTCTGTCCTGTTCTAGTGCTGTAATGTATACGGCCATTCTAGGAGCAGACGGCAATTTATTTTCACTTTGGTCTCTCATTATACTAGAAACTTGTCTTGTAAGATCACCGTATAGGACAGGAATTTGTACTTCTTTTCCTTCTCCGTCCTTGTACTTAAAATTACTAAACAAGCGTATTAGCTGTGTAATATATCTTCTTATTTGACCATCGTAGAAGTGTTGCATTAGTTGTCTGCCTTAGGTTTAAGTGCTTGTGAAAGGCTTTGTCTTTCCTTAACAGTTTCTCCACCAATTTCTGAAGTGTTAGAATTATTGATAAATTGTCCTTTTTGTGTTTGCTTGTTATCTGTGTTACTTAAATTATGTCTTACAGCATCTTCCATTTTAACCCACCTTGATCCGTCATATCTAAATAATCTGTTTGGAAATAAATCTGTTCGTAAAAAATAATCTCCTTTTACGCTACCTGTAGGAAATCCTATACCACTACCAAAAGCTTCACCGTTTGGTGCTATACCATCACCGATCAAATATCCATCATAACCTTCTCTTTCAGGAGTTTGGTTTACCCTATCAGCTAGTTCATTTTGCGTACTAGCATCTAGCTCACTGGTATCTGTGGTTACAAGTTCTGTAACACCTCTTTCATCTACTTGTAAAGTGTATAAATGGCTTGTTTCATACCCGGACTTTCCAGCATCTGCTTCGGCTTGTTTTACAACATTGTTGTTTATTTCTATTTCTTTGTTGTAGGTTGACATCAAATCCCTAAGAGTTGTGTCAGAACCTTCAGTTGCCTTTTGGTCTAGTATATCTTTGTATTCTTGTGTATCGTAAATTTGTTTAAGTTTTAGTCTATAAAGATGTGGATACCAAGTTTGGGAAAATCCTTCACTTGCTCTGTTAACATCTTCGACCACATAGAATCTTTTCAAAGCAAAATCAAAATCATTATAAGCATGATCGTCTTTTAAATGTGGTAATTCTATCACGTCGCCGGGTATTACTCTTCTACCTAATGCCTTTACACAAAAATTAATAGGTACCGTTAGGAACAAAATATCTTGTGATAAAAACAAACCAAATTGACTTAGGTCAAAATCAATGTCAGCAACATTATAAATGCCACGCAAAGTATAAACATCTGGAGCATATTTTCTATCTCTGTTTTCTAAGAAAACCAAGTCCTGTATGTTTGTTTCTTTTACAGCATCATAGGTTGGTGTGCCTGCTGTAGCTTCTCCTTCAGCAGGATTTTTAGGTCCTAGGTACTTGTGAACAAACACATCTGTACCACCTACAGTAAACATTTCTGTGATGGTTTTGTCTAGGAAAGTGTAATCTTTTCCCTTTTCGGGTCTATATAAACTCAGTCTCGGCATAACATAAGTATTTATCCGAGCATAAATACTGTAGCGGAGAACGTATATGTCAACCAACCTTAAAACAAAAAAACAAGAAGTATTCAAATATGTAGAGCTTAATCTTGGCGGTGGAATGATAGATGTGGAGTTAGATCCAGATCATTACGAAACTGCTTTACAAACCGCATTTACAAAATTTAGACAAAGATCAGATAATTCTGTTGAAGAATCGTATATGTTTTTGCCATTAGTGATTGATCAAAATGACTACACTTTACCTAAAGAAGTAGTAGAAGTAAGAAAGGTATTTAGGAGAAGCATTGGTTCTAGAACCGGCGGCGGCGATGGCGGTACACTGTTTGAACCTTTTAATTTAGCTTACACAAACACATATCTTTTAGCAAGTTCTAATATGGGAGGATTAGCAACATACAATATGTTCGCAGGCTACCAAGAACTTGTTGGTAGAATGTTTGGATCATTCATTGAATTCAAATGGAACACTGCTACCAAGAAATTGACGTTGTTACAAAGACCGAGAGCAGAAGAAGAAATATTACTTTATTGCTATAACTACAGACCAGACTTTGAACTGTTAGACGATTATCTAGCTGTACAGTGGATCAAAGATTATACACTCGCAAAGTGTAAGTACATGCTCGGTGAAGCAAGAAGCAAGTTCGCAACTATTGCTGGTCCACAAGGTGGATCAACGCTAAATGGTGATGCTCTAAAAGCTGAAGCACAATCAGAAATGGAAAAACTAGAAGCTGATGTAATGAACCAGGTTGGCGGCGGCGTAGGCTACAGCTTCACAATTGGTTAAAAACCACTTGACAAACATCAAATAATCCTGTAAACTAATTACTATTAATAAGGATTCACTATGATAATTGGTTTATGCGGACTCATCGGAAGTGGTAAAGGCACTGTTGCTGATATACTCGTAGATGAACATAAATTTGAAAAAATAAGTTTTGCTGATAAATTAAAGGATGCTGTATCTGTTCTATTTGACTGGGACAGAGAAATGCTTGAAGGAGAAACGTCAGAAAGTAGATTTTGGCGTGAACAAGAAGATACATTTTGGACTAAGGAAACAGGGCGTAAAATCACACCAAGACTGGTATTACAAGAGTTTGGTACGGACTGTATGCGTAATGGATTTTACGATGGTGTTTGGGTAAGTTTTGTACGCAAAAGAATTATTGAAAATCCAAATATAAACTTTGTTATTCCAGATGTTAGATTCACAAACGAAGCTGAAATAATAAAAGGATTAGATGGCAAAGTTTGGTGCGTTAAACGCGGTCCTGATCCTTTGTGGTTTAGACAATATGTTGATCTCGACATTGAACCAACTGATGTTCATTCAAGCGAATGGCGTTGGGCTAAAGTAGCGTTTGACCACAACATATATAATGAAGGTACAATAGAGGATCTTAAAAGTCAGGTACAAGGTCGCCTTGCTTCCACTTTACGCCTTGCTTCTGTAAAAGCCTCTGGCAATTAGCACAAATAGTTTTAAGATTAGCAAAATGTGTATTCTGTAATCTACCATCTATGTGATATACATTAAATTGCTCAGGCTTACCAGCGAAGCCACATTTTTCACATTCGCTTTTCATACGATATCCGGCCTTATACCAGGAAGGTATACCATGTCCCTTACCATTGTGTAAACAACTTTCGCAGGATTTTCTGTAGTAAACCTTATTGCCTTTTTTATAATTTACAGCCGCTGGTTTTTTCTTACAATAGTCGCAAAGTGGTCTCATACTGTATTTACCATACCTTTTTGCCCCCTTTTCAGACGGTATTTCAATAGTATTTTTAGAAAAGATGGCTAAATACTTTTAACAGTTGTTATTTACAGGAGAACACAAAATGGCATTAATATCACCAGGTGTACAGGTTAGTGTAATCGATGAATCCTTTTACACGCCAGCTGAACCAGGCACAACGCCTATGGTATTTGTTGCGTCCAAACAAGACAAAACAAATGCGGCAGGTACCGGTACAGCAAGAGGAACTACAAAAGCAAACGCAGGTGTACCTTTCTTAATTACTTCACAAAGGGACCTAGCAGATACGTTTGGAGATCCAATCTTCCAAACAGACGCAAACAATAATCCAGTTAACGGAGGCGAACTTAACGAGTACGGACTACAAGCGGCTTACTCATTCTTAGGTGTTGCTAATAGAGCTTACATCACAAGAGCTGATATAGACTTAGGCGAAATAGAGCCTAGTGCTTCAGCACCAGCGGCTACTCCAGCTAACGGAACTTATTGGTTTGACACAGCATTAACAAAATACGGAATTTTTGAGTGGAATGGTAACGCAGTTACAGTAACAGGCGGACAAACATTTACTAACAAAGTACCATTAGTAATCACAAGCAACTCTAATCTTGTAGGAGGATCTAACACAGGTATTCCAAAAGGATCAGTGGGAGCAGTAGGAGATTACGCAGTAGTAACAACAACAACTGTTAACAAAGTTTACTACAAAAATACTTCAGGTGCTTGGGTAAAAGTAGGAACAGCTGATTGGGTAAAAAGCTGGCCAACTGTACAAGGAACAGCGGCTAATCCAACTCTAACAAACGGAAACGCAATTATTATTAACGGAACAACGGTTTCTATAGGTGGCACAGCAGTAGCTGACATGGTCACAGCAATTAATGATGCTGGAATAACTGGTGTAACAGCAGGAGTTGTTGATGGTAAGTTATACATTTACGGTGACGGAACAAACACTACAGATGGTTCAACAGATGACGATGGTGCCAT